TTGGATTAGGAATATTGTTATTTGCCAGATCTCCTACCCAGGAAAGATTGGTTTCAGTAATCTGTGTAGCATCATCGTTCATCACACAGAGCTTCACATAGTAGGTGTAATCGCCACCCACATTGGTATAGTTGAATTTCATGACAAAGAGCACACCATTGATAGAACGGATGAACATGTACCGAGTATCATTCACATCTTCAGGAATGGTGGTTACCCAGCTTCCAGGACTTGATGTACTTGCTCTGGCAATGGATTTGTCCCCACCAACAACTCCCACAAAGTTTCCTTTATGCCTGGTCAGGTATTTAAAGATGGGGACTGAGGTTCCGTCCGATCCAACCAAGGTCCAAGCAGTTCGTTCTTCCAGGGAATCAAAACTGTAATAAACCGGTGACTTATAGTACCACCAGCTGACCACACCAGAGCCTCGGTCCATATCATAAGCACCACAGGTCATGGCGTTTTGTGCTCCGGCGCAGTACCCAGCGTTATGCCAGGTGATCCCGTCAAAGGATGCGATGATATTAGCGAGGCCCACGATCTTTGCGATAAATACCCCATCTGCAGCATAAAGTATCTCAGGCTGTCCATGACTCCACCAAGGAACACTGACAACGGTCCATTGTTTGGTGGTCTTGTTCCAGTAGGACATGTAGGGAGTTTTGGCATAATAAACTGCAATCTGAGCGTTTCCGTTATCATAGACATTAATTTGTCTTTCACTTCCGTATTGGGTGTATCCAAAGTTGTTATAGTACTTCTTGGTCCAGCTTAAGGTAGGAATAGGAAGGACAATGCTGCCTCTACCACCAAATGCTGTCCAGATGGCCAAGGTGTTATTAAAATTACGATCATAGCTCACGGGTTTCCTCCTTAAACTTTCTCAATGGCTGTAATTCTTCCACTGGAATCAGTGGAGTAGGTGTAGCTTCCAGTGGAGCCATCGGCATAGGTTACTTCAAAGGCTGCAGCATCAATCAAAAGTGAAGAGACCTCTTTAAGGAGAAGCTCTGAGAAAATATCTTCTAAGGTGATGCTGGTGATCCTTCCACTGGAATCTGTGGTGAAGCTGTACTCGGCATGATATTGATGGGTATCACCTTTTTCCACTTCATAGGTCACATTGATTTTACTATCAACCACCGACAGCGTTTTTACAATGGTGTAGGAGACACCTAAGTCATAAACCTGGTTTTGAAGATCATCCACGGAGCTTCCAACATTAGAAATAGAGTTTTCTATGCGATAGAAGGTATCAGAAATACTTGGCCTGTATCTTCCCACCTCAACACGGATGTTGAATCTGTAAAATGGATTGTATTCCAAGGAGATGATTCTGGTCTTTACATTGATACCTAAAGGGTAGAAGATGATGTGCACATTATCGCCCACAGCCAGATCCATTAACTTGAAAAAGGAAATGTCATAGGATGATGCGTTTTCCCTGGAGTCATGGGAAACAGCCACGTTTGTAACATTCTTTGAACCCATCACCGGGATATAATCATTGGAGCCTCTATGGCTACGAATGGTAATGCTATAGCCATCGTACTGGATTTCACCACCCAAAATAGAAATGTACTGCATCAGCGCAGCTCGCCTTGAAACCTTCTGGTTGATTTTCATCGTGACGCTCTCTGTAAAATCCACAATCCCAGCTGAAAAGGGAGTGCCTGCAAGGAGCTGGGATAATCCTGTAGCTGGATCTCCCGTAAAATCAAACTCAGTGATGTTATACATCTCGTGGTTGAGCAGATAGGACACATGCTCACAAAGAACAGAGCAGACCGGCAGGCTCCCTTGAATTGATTTGCTGATTTGAACCAGTTCAAAATACTGATTATCTAGTTTTGCAATTTGCTTTGTTTTTAAAGCCAGTGCAGACTTCGCCATAACAGTAAATGAGAGGGTGAACTCACCCTCCAAGGTTTCTCTTAGGTTTGAGCTGATGACTTTCTTTATGGATTGGATCATGGTTGTTCCTGCGTATATTTCAATCAAGGGTTTCCCTCCTTTCTATTAACTTCCTGCCACACCAAGGTTTCTAACTGTGACGGTATTTTGGTTCCACTGAAGTTGTGCAATAACTCTTGTTAGAATATTACCGTCAATGGTAAGGGGTATGGTTACATCAAAGACTGCTCCATCAGAGCCACCTAAACTTCCAGTGACTTGAGAGTTCAGGTCTAGGTTAAAGTCTGTTGGAATAGCTCCCTGCATATCTTTTTCCACATCGCCCATGGCTTTTTCGAAGCCCTCTCCAATACCTTCACCCATGTTGGAACCAATACCAGCAAATACCTTTGAAGGAGATCTAATACCAAGAACCTTTTTAACACCACCAACGATACCGTTGACCATGTTTTTCACTTTTTCTCCAAGCCAACCAATCATCGATGCAATACCGTCCCATAAACCTCTGGCGATATTCTTTCCAACATCCACCATGGCTGGAATGGCTCTTCCTAAACCTGCAACTATCGCAGTGATAATTTGTGGAATCTGTGCTACCAATTGAGGGATAGCACGAATAAGCCCTGCAGCCAATTGAACCGTTAGCTGAACTCCCATTTCAATTATTTTAGGTAGATTGGTTGTGATGAAAGTAATAATACTATTGATGATTTGTGGTAAGGCTTGAATCAAAGTCGGGAGTGAATTCAAAAGTCCCATAGCCAAGCCGCTGATAATCTGAAAAGCTGCATCTAGTACCAAATCCAGATTGTTGATTAAGGTGGTAGCGATTAGAATAACCGCTTCTACAATGGAAGGAATAAGTTCCGGTAGTGCATCTCCAAGTCCAGTAGCTAAGGTTACAATCATAACCAGAGCAGCTTCCACCAGGGCAGGAAGATTGGTAATAATCCCATCCACCAATGTTAGAACAAGCTGCAAAGCACCATCTGTAATTTGAGGTAAGGCTTCGATAAGGCCACCTACAATGGTCATGATGATATTGGTTGCCGCTTCAATAAGTGTGGGAAGATTATCTAAAATCCCACTGACAAGCGCCAGAATCAAATCAGGTGCAACTTCTGCAATAGCTGCAATAAGTCCAGTAACCACATCCAGTATTTGAGGAAGGATGATAGCAATCTGTTCAACCGTCTGCCTTGCACCTTCCTTAAGCTGCTCAGCAGCACCCTCTTGACCAGTGATGAGGCCCGTCAAACCATCTAAAATCATGGTAAAGCCAGGGAGGAGCTGGGATGTGATGTTGTTTTTCACACCTGCAAAGGAGCGGGTGAGGTTATCCATGGCATCCGTGTAATTGACCGCAGCATCCACAGATTCATCACTCATGACCAGTCCCAGTTCACTGGCTTTATTCTTTAGAGCATCGGTGCTTTCTGCTGTCTGGTTTAAAAGTGCCCCCAACTCAACTGCAGACGTTCCAAGTAAGTCATTAGCAATGGCAGCTTTTTCACCTTCATCGGAGATGCCCTGAAGACCTTTAATGGTCATCTCAAAAACTTCTTCTCGGGATTTCCCCTGAAGGTCTGCCATGGAAATTCCTAATCTATCAAACTTCTCAGTGGCGGAGGAACTACCATTAATAGCATCATCCACGGTGTTGTTCAGCTTCTTCATCCCGTTTTCTAAGGATGAAATACTGGCACCATTTTGTGAAAGGACATAATCCCATTCTTGATAACCTTGCCTTGAAAGACCTATTCTTTGGCTGGCCTTATCGATTTCATCCCCTGCAGCCGCGGCATCATTGGCCATATCAAAGAGCTTTTTACCTGCACTAACCGCTACAGTTCCAATAGCAGCCATAGCCACACCAATTCCGGCAGCCACGCCTTTCATAACTGAACCTAGCTTTTCAAACTTACCACCGGAATCATCTGCTACTTTAGCAGAATCTTTTATTTCATCTCCAAACTTATCTGCTTCTTTACCAGCATCATCAAACCCGTCACTGGCTGCATCGAGAGCCTTGTTGTTATCATCCAGCTCTTTTTCCATTTTGTTTAGGTCCGCATTTGCATTGTTTAGCTGGATCTGCCAGGCTTTTGTTCGCTTGTCATTCTCCCCGAAGGACTCCGCAGCATTTTTCAGTGCAGCTTCAAGGGTGGATACTTTACTTTTCTGAGCGTCAATCTCTTTATTCAGGACTTCATTTCTAGCAGTGATGGCTTTAACTGATTTATCCTGCTTATCAAACTGAGAGGTGACCAGATTCATCTCAGAACCCAGCACTTTGAAGCTTTGGTTAATATCCCTTAATGCGTTCTTAAATTCACGCTCCCCTTCAATCCCAAGCTTAAATCCAAATGAATCTGACAATCTCCCCACCTCCTCCTTCAGGGCATGAAAAAAGACACCTTTTTTCGGTGTCAGCGTAATCAACAATTCAGTTCTGTGTTTTTATCTAATTTATTTCGATATCAGCGTAATAAACACGTGATTTCATTAGAGCCATTCTGGAATCAGCTCATCGATGGTATATTCCTTCCTTGGTTTTGAGATACCAATAAACTGCTTATGGCATTCCCAAAGGTCCATCAAATAGCCGATGGGCATCAGCCATACTTCATTTTCTCTTCTACTTAGATGAGTAGTTCCATAATAAATCAGTCGGGTAAAGAGTTCCTGATCACTTACCCGACCACCTCGTTTTTTGAGGGTTCACTCTCCACATTCCTTTTGGTGCCTTTCATCATGCTTGCCATAATGGCATTCTTGTAACTCGCCAGATCAAAGGGCGTGGTGAGAAGCTCCACTTCTTCTTCTGTAATCAGATCCCTTTTATCATCCTTATTTCTGATGTTATGAATCTGGATGGATTGATTCGCTAGAAGCGTAATGAGCCAGACAATCTCATCCAGTGCGAGTTCAAAGTTCTCACTTTTCATCAGCTTCTCACCCAGGTTTTCAAGCCCACCATACCGTTTAGCAATTTCCTTTGTAGCTTTGGTGGTAAGAACCAATTTAAACTCAGTACCCCCAATATCAATGGTGGTGCTTCTTTCTTCAGCAGCTTCATCAATCTTCAATTTTCCATCTGCCATGATCATTCCTCCCTCGTATAATAAGTTTATCCAATAAAATAACGATTTAGTACTTGGATCCTGAAGCATATCCCTGGATAATAGAACCATGGAAAAGGATCTATCTGGGCAAAGACTAGTTCCTCCTGTAGCTGGACTACATTCCGAAGACTGTCTCCCGGTCCACCGTTTCACTGCAAACGCACAAGCTGTATCACCTTTGGTTCATACCGGTGATAGCAGTCACCGGGCAGCTTATGGATTAAAGGATTCGAATACTCATGCGCGAGGTTGTGGTTATGCGTTGGGTGCCAGGGATACGCTTCAGGATCCAAGTCTTTCCAAATTTCATCGAAAGGAGGTCCTTCCCATGAAATTGTTTGTCGGTATTGATGTGAGTTCTTTAACCTTGGATGTTTGTTTTCTTGACAGTGATGATCACATTCTCAAACAGTGTTCGCTTCCCAATGATCTGCCTGGTGCCTCCAGCATCAAAGAGCTGATCCTGGAATACCACCAAAAAGTATCGTATGAATCTATTTTGGTGGGGATGGAATCCACTTCGGTTTACAGTTTCCATCCAGCGGCTTTCCTCAACGAAGACCCTGATTTGAAGGCACTGGATGTGAAGGTGGTTGTCCAAAACCCTAAGGCCATTGCCCGGTTCAAGGGGCTTTTCGATGAGGATAAGACGGACAAAGTGGATGCTTACCGGATTGCTGATTTTCTCCGTTTTGACCGGTTTAATCTGTCCCTGGTCAAAGAAGAAAAATACTTGGCGCTCCAGCGTCTGACTCGTTCCCGTTATCAGTTGATTCAGCAGATGACGGAGTGTAAACAGCATTTTCTGGAGAACCTTTACTACAAGTGTAATACCTTGACCCGGGATGTGGACACGTCGGTCTTTGGTGCTGCCATGATGGACTTGCTATCGGAGTCTTTGTCCCTGGATGACATTGCTGCCATGCCTATCGAAGCTTTGGCTGAGGTGCTTCAGCAGAAGGGTCGGGGCCGGTTTGCTGATCCAACCAAGCTTGCTAAAGCCATTAACAAGGCGGCCCGTGATTCGTACCGTTTGGGTAAAGTGATGCAGGATTCTGTTGACGTGGTGTTGGGGTCTTATGCTTTGATGATCCGTACGATCAAAGAACAGGTTAAGTCTCTTGATTCGGCCATTGAACGACTGTTGGAGGCCATTCCTGAAAGCCAGTGTCTGCTGAGTATTCCTGGTATTGGCAAGGTGTATACGGCCGGCATTTTGGCTGAAATCGGTCAGATTGAAAGGTTTGAAGATCAGTCTAAGCTGGCCAAGTATGCCGGGCTTTACTGGAAGCGTAAGCAGTCTGGTAACTATGAATCTCAGCGCACTTCACTCACCCGCACAGGCAACCATTATTTGCGTTATTACCTGGTTGAAGCTGCCAACTCGGTTCAACGCCATGAGCCTGTGTACCGTGAGTTTTACTTGAAAAAGTATCATGAAGTGCCCAAGCATCAACATAAACGTGCCCTTGTACTGACGGCAAGAAAACTGGTGCGCATGGTGGATGCGCTGCTACGCAACCGCCAACTTTATGCGCCGGAAAGGAGCGTGTAAGTATCGATCTTTGATCGATCCGTTTATTCATTGGAGCTCGAACAAATATTCCTCTTTTGGTTCGGGTTTGGTTTGTGTACGCTTTTTTCCTTGCTTTTACTTATTTTTTTAATCTTTTTTCTCATTACCCCCTTGACTTGCTACCACAAGTCTTACGATACAACAACAGTAGCTACGGAGGTTGTTACACTCTCTGCGCCACTAGAGCTTAAAACACAGTAATAGTAGTAAGTGTCTGCCAGCAGGTCTGTTGGTATATCAAAGCTTGCAGATGTTTCCCCGTTGATGATTGTACCGCCAGTAGAACTGTCGACGGTATTTTCATACCACTGATACGTCACAGGATTTGAAGTGTTGGAGCTTGCCACAACAGAAAGACTTCCTGTGATACTACCAGCTGTTACTTCAGTCAAAGTAGCCGGCTCAGTTGTGATGGTTATAGTTGGCGTTACCGGTGTGAAGTCCGGTTCATAAACCGAAGTAAACCAACCGGAAATCGTAGATGGTGCTACCCCATTATCCCCTTCAGTGACTTCTGCTTTCCAAGGATGCTTGCTTTCACCGTCCAGTTTGTTTCGTCTGAATACTGTTCCTTCTATGGTGGGACTGCTAAAGGTAATAGAGTCTCCTTTTGTGGCAAGGCTTGTGGCAGGAACACTAAAGATGACCCTGTAAAGCCAAAAATAACGATATTTTCCGTTAGCCTTCTTGGCACGAAACCCTATAGCCACAGGACTTCCGCCATCTTCACTTCTTGATACCACCACATTGTTGCTGTCGATTTTACAACCCGTCAAATCCTGTGCCACCAAGGACCCAATATCATCAATCCCCAAGCTAAGAGATCCACTTTTAAACTCCTTCACAACCTCAGATGCCCCGTCATCCGCATAAAGGATTGCTTCAATCAGCTCCACACTAAGCTCTGCTGTCATGGCTTTCGCCAGAACTTTAGGCGTTCCATAGCTTTCTATTCCATTTTGATCTTCAGTGATCTTGGCGTAATATAAACTGTCCAATCCGATTGTTGCCATTTAATCTTCCTCCGTTTCATATTCTTTCATTACGTCAATGGCGTAATGATGAAATTTAGTGACTTGTTCATAACCCACATACTGCCTATCTGTGATGGTGATTCCTCCGGATTGCAGGGCTTTAGTTATTTCTTTCTTGCGCTTCATATAATTCTTCTTCGTGAAAAGAGAAAGCCGAGCTTCTGACACGATCATATAGGCTTCATTATCTGCAAAGAGATCAAGCCTATCAGACATGGGGGTAATAACCACATATTCATCAGGCGGTGTATCGGAAAATACTCCGGTCTCCACTGGAATGTTTAGAGGTTCTAGTATGTGGTTTAAATCTTTTAGTAGACTCATAGTTTTTCAATCTCCTTATCCAGCGCACTTTTCATCGCTTCCATACATTCCTTTTTAGATGCTCTTTTTGAGGGCTTGAGCCATGGCTTTGGCGGTTGACCGGACTTACCATACTCGATAACCGCAGCCTTTAGTGCATTGGATACACCTTTACTGTCTTTGGTTGTCGGAATACCCACACGAAGCGTCCAATCCCCCTTATAGTTCTGCACTGGCTTTGAGGTTTCAAGAGAGGCTAGTAGCTCACCCGTTGACTGGGATGGTTCCTTTGTTCCCTGACCAATGCGAAGGGCTAGATTACTTTTCGCCTTCTTGATGGCTGGCTCTGCACCTTCTTGAAGGACCCTCGGTACAATATCATCGAACTTGTTATTTAGCTTTGATAGCTTATTGATAAAATCCTCTGGCATCTTGAAAGTTGCTTTCGCCATGTTTATCACCCCTTTGACCCAGTCACTTTTTCTGCCAGCACCTCCACATACATGCCTTTTTCTCTGATATCTTCCACGCTCAGAATATTGTACTTTTCACCCATACACACCAGTACATGAGTCGTGCTGATATCAATAGAAGGTGGCTTACGAAACCTAAAAAGGGCAGTGGCTGTTGTAAAGCTTGCCCTGTTTTTCCAGGCTTCATTACCATGTCTGTTTTCTTTATAGGCTCTGGTCTTTAGTAAAAGGACTTCTTCTTTTGTCACGAAGCCTTCTTCATCTTTCACCGAGTTGGTGCTATAGATTTCAACAAAGGTCTGCATCATTCCAAAACTCATATGACCACATCCCTATTCATGCGAAGGAGCATGTTCACCACACGCCACACCTGCTC